CCATCTCCCCGATCACCTCCGCGCGCGTCGCACCCTCGCCGCGCCGCTCGACCTCGGCGTCGATTGCCTCGTCGAGCAGGCTGGCGAGCTGCCTGCCGCGGCGCATCTGCAGGCCGACGATACCCTCGGGCAGGGAGCGGGTCAGCGACCGTCCAACCAGATCATGTGCCATGTGCGGTTCCTCCTGCCCCTGCCTGGGCTTCGGCGCCGCCACCGGCTGCGCCGCCGTCTTCTGCCTTGGGTCCGCCATCGGTCCCTCCCTTGGTCTGCTTCGTGATGACCGCGACAGCCACCTCGCGCGGGATGCCCGCCGCCTCCATGTCGCCGAGGTCGCGCGCGATCTCGCGCCACACGGACTGCGGATCGCGGCCGCGGTCGCGGATGATCTGGCTCGGCGAGCTGAACAGGTTCTCGGCACTCTTGATCGCCGCCTCGACGTCCGAGCGCGGGTCGATCCAGTCCCAGCGCCGCGGCTGCCACTCGACGCGGCGGAACTTCTCCAGCCGCTCGGGACGCAGCGGCAGCCCGTTGAGCACGCGGATGCGCCCGGCAAGCAGCGCCACGCGCAGCCAGGCGTCGTAGACCGGGCGCAGGAAGCTGTCGCAGAACCACTCCTGGCGATCGCGCCACATGTCGCGCTCGTCGAGCGTGCCCTGCCGGATCGAGCTGAAATTGACCCCTTCGAGGTCGCTCGCCAGGTTGTTGTAGGCGACGTCCATGCCCGCCGCGATGCTGCGCAGCATATGCTTGGAAAACACCTGGAACTCGCCGTTCGGATAGGTCGGATCGAAGGGGACGAACTTCGCGCCGCGCGGCAGCTCGTGGTAGGTGCCGGGCTCCGAGCGGATTTCGATCACGTCGTCGTCGTCGGTCTCGGGACCGTAGCCCTCTTCCCAGCCGATGAAGCCCTGCTTGTTCGCGCCCTCGCGGGCGTTGACCAGCGCCGCGCGCTCGTATTCGCTCAGGTGGTGCAGGCGCAGCAGGCTGGTGGCCATCCAGGGCAGGCCGCGCTTCTGGCCCACCATGTCGACCTCGAAGCCGTGCACGATCTCCTCTGCGGGCACCCGCACGAAATCCCGCCCGCCGAAGCGGTAGTCAGGGTCTTCCGCCTTGACCGTCGAGAAGTAGTAGGCCACCGGTCGCCCGAGTTCGGTGAACTCTATGCCGTGGCGGATGAAGCGCCCGCCGGGCAGGCGCACCACGTCGTAATGCACCGGGCAGAGTTGCGGGTCGATCATCTGCAGCGCGAAGCCCCAGGGCCCGGCGGCACGCCCGAAGATCAGCCGCACGAAAAACTCGCCGTCCACCGCCGCGCTGGAGACCAGCGCGCGCTGCAGCCGCCGGAAGCTCAGCCGCCCGGTCACGTCGCAGTTTTCGGCGGCGCACCACTCGTCCCAGGCGCGCTCGATGGCCTCCTCCGCCGGGCGGTCCAGCGTGCCGTCGGGATTGAGCGGCTGCGCCTGGAGCTGCACCCCCCGCGCGCCGATGATGTTCTTGCAGGCGAGCCGCACGAACTTGCGCGCATGGTCGCTGTTCGCAGCCTGCTCGCGCGAGCGGGCGACGAGCACCCGCTGGTTCAGGCGGATGATATCGTCGGCCGTCAGCGGGTGTGTCCCCCAGCCGCGCGTCAGCCGGTCGCTCTGCGCCGCGGCATACTGCCCGACGCGCAGGTTGCGCACATGCGGCCGCGCCCGCGAGCCGCTGCGCGACACCTCCGGCTCGACACGGACGGCGGGCGGCTGGTCCGGCGCGGACCGGGAGAAGGGCCAGACCATCAGAAGACCACCCTGATCTGCCGCCCGTATCCGGCGCGGCCGCGCTCCCGGGCGCGCTGCTGCACCACCTGCGCGCGGTAGCGCTCGCGCAGCAGCAGCAGATCGGCGAGAGGCGTGCGCGACAGCGAGCGGTTGTTGATCGTGTAGCTCTGCTGGTCCTGCGTGGCCCGGCCCTCGATCACCGCCTCGATGGCGTCGAGCACCCGCTCGGCGTGGCTGCGGCCGTCGAAGCCCGCACCCGCCGAAAGGAGATCGGGCAGGATGTCGAGATGCCCGTCCTCGAGCAGACAGGTCTCACCCCCGGCATCCGTCGCGCGGAGCTGGTACCAGTAGCGGCCCGGCATCCAGGCCGCGGTTTCGGCGGCCGTCGCGGTCATCCTGTGGGCGCTGCCCTCGGCGGTTGCGGCGATGTCGATCGCGGCGGGCCCGCGCAGGTGCAGCGCGACGGACCAGTCAGGCGCGGGATGCGCCGAGCGGACGATCAGCAGGTCGAGCGACACGCCCGCGTGCAGCTCGGTGGGAATGTCGCTCTGGAGCATCTCTCATCCGCGTCGAATGTTTCGGGCGCGCCACTTCCGCCGCGGCCGAGTCTCGGCCTGGCCCTGCCCCCGATCCTCTGGCGCTTTTGCCGACGCGGCGGGCCGAGCCGCTTCCTGCCCCAGTTTATCGGCCTTGCGGCGCAGGTTCGGGTTGAGGATCTTCATCGCCGCATAGGCGTAGACACGGCAGTCCAGCGCCTCGTTGCGCGGTCGGGTCTGGTGCCATGCCCGCACCGGGAAGCCGCGCACCATGCGCGTGCGAAGCGTCTCGGCGGTGATCTGGGCGAACCACTCCGGGTCGCGCGTGTCGGGCACATGGCAATAACCGGGCCCCGGCTCGGTGAGCGTCAGGCGCCGCGCGACGATCAGCTTGCCCTCGTCCACGCCGACCGAGAAGA